TTTCCGGCTCGTACTGAAACCAGCCGCCGTCCTTAAACACGGTGGTGGTGCCGTCTTCTGAATAGTCGGGCGGCGGGAAGGCTTCGGAATAAATGGCGGGCAGCGCAAAGGCCGTTTCAAGATTGCCGCCCAGGCTCAGCAGCACAACCTGTTCCCCGACGGTGGGCTGCCACCATGTGCGCGTGCTACCGGCGCGCAGGGTGAGCCAGTTAATCCAGTTGGTTTCGAGATCGCCCGTTTTCACCCGGCACAGCCAGTTCACCGGGTCCACTTCGGACACGGTGCCGGTGCGGATCAGGTTGGTGATAAGGCGCATGATTTCTGATAGTTGTATATTCATATGATTAATGTAAAAATTATTCTCCAACCAGTCACTTAAGGGTTCTTGTGTGAGAGAAGGCACAATTAAAGCCTAACTAAAACTGAATTCATTATTTTTATGATTTTTCACTAATGGAACTAGATATGCTTATTTCAATAAAAAATGCCGGTCCCATCTCGAGTTTTGAAATTGACACGGATGTTAACTTTAATTTATTACTCGGTGAGAATAACATCGGTAAATCTTATTCAATTACTTTAATTTACTGCATAATTAAAAATATGATTGAGTTTAAAGATATCTCAAGATTATTCCCATTGCATCTCGAGTATGGCATTGAATTAAATAATGATCCTGAGTTTATCGATTTAGTCAATTTCAAAGGTGACATCAAGGACATTTCTGAATTTACAGAAAAACATTTTAAAAAAGCAATACAGGCCACGTTAATAAGAAGCATTGAAGATTCATTAAAAGCCTCATTCCCTTCTTTGAAACAATTAAAAAAAGAGGGTGTGGAGCAAAATCCTACATTTACAATAAAATCACTAATGGGGGATTTGGTTTTTGAGGCATGCGGAGATGATTTAAGAGTAATCACCACGCCTGGAGATGATGAAATTACTTTAGTGAAATCTGAAAAAGTCAAAATAGATCCACCCGGTTCGAGTTATTCATTTTACTTTGACAGAGACGGTGACGAGCCAAAGCACTCCATGTCTTTTGGCGAGCAGTTTATGCTTAAGGTTATCCTGCCGAAACAAGCTGCATATATTAAAGAGTCTTTAGGAGATATAGAAGCCATTCATTATCTTCCTGCTAGTCGGTCGGGATTATACCAAGCGTTAAGTGCCTTTGGTCAAATAATTGCTGAGTTATCTAAGAAGCGTTCTTTTTTATCCCAAAAAATCGAACTTCCAGGTATATCTGAACCAGTTAGTGACTATTTCATTAAGCTTTCGGAACTAACAGCCAATAAAAAGGAAATTGATAATAAGAACGTCGCAGCGATTGCAAACAAGATTGAAAAAGAATTGCTAAATGGGGAGGTTATATTTAACAACAAAACAAAGCAATTGATGTTTAAACCCTTAGGTAGCAGCATGAATCTCGAGTTGTCATCAACATCGTCGATGGTTTCAGAAATAGCTCCAATCGTAACTTATTTAAGATATATTCTAAGTAGAAAAGTAAAAATCAATAAGCACTTCCCTAGGCGTAGGTTGAATAAAGATTCGCAAGAAGAGCAGTCAAGGCAAATTATTATAATTGAAGAGCCTGAAGCGCATTTGCATCCTGAGATTCAGGTAAAACTGACAGATGCATTTGAAGATATTATTGAAAATGAAGTGAATATGATAATAACATCACATAGTAACTACATATTCAACAAGGTCAATAATCTTATTTTATCAAATTACGTTCATGATAAATTAACAGGTTTTAATGAAAAAACAGTTAAAACCTCACTCTTCAAAAAATCAAAGGAAGGAGCAATTGTTTTTAATCCTGAAACAGATTCTTTAGGCATTGAAGATGAGAATTTTATTGATGTAACTGACGTTCTATTAAAAGAAAAGTTTAAACTTCTCGAAGAGTTCAATCTGAAGGAAGCGTCTCAAGATGATTAATGAAATCAATAACAATGAGATCCTTAATATACACCTATCAGATTTCATTAAAGAAAACGGCTCTGAAGTAATCATTCATGAATCGTTATACGAGAATGATATTTTAGATAAATCATTAATTGCTAACATTAAGGTTGATGATTTTTATAATTCTTTAAATAAATATCCCACACCTCCATCAGTTGACAACTTGGTGGTTGTAAGAGGTCGTGGCGATAATAGATTTGATTTATATATTATTGAGTTAAAAGATGTTAAAAAAATGGCTAGCCTTGACACTAAAAATATAGAGTCGAAGTTTAAGACAACAATATCTGATTTTATGGGTGATAAATTTAAAGATATTTTCCTTTGTGAGGATAGTATCATTTGCAATATAAATGCATGGGTGGTTTGCAATAGATTTATGAGTTATCTAGGCGATCATGCCGATGATGAAAAATATAGGAAAAGAATTAAAGATACAGCAATGGAACGGCTGTTGCTTACCAAGCCCTTTAGGTTCAGGAATAAAGCCATACCACTGCAGCTTAAAGTTAATGACACTTGTCATATTGTTTGAATGTGTTTATTTTAAAGTCTATTAATTAGCAATAATAGACTTTAAAACTAAAAATTCCCCCTCTTGCTAGGGGGAGCATTGATGTTAGTAGTGAAAGTAAAATAACATGCTATTTCCGTCTTATGCCTTTACCAGAGGATAACGGCAATTTATATATTATTGTTAGAGTGGGGTGTTCATTATCCAGCGCATCAGTGTATTGCTCACGGTGCTTTCCGCCTTTATGCTCACTCCTAATAGTGGACGTTCAGCATATTTCACCATCGGGCCGCGACGGCTTATCCGATCCCGCAGACCGTAGTGATGGACGCGGGCCAGCCTCTGCACCGCCGGAACAAAGGTAACCTCAGCGGCGTCTGCGTCTGCCTGCGCCTTGAGATATTTTGCCGTTTTAAGCTTCGCGAACATGCCGCGGCGGATGCGCCCCTTTTTGCTGCGGGCGCTGATGCGGCGCGGCTCCCATGCGGTGCCGTCCGGGGAACGCTGCGCGGTGATATTTGCCTGCTGAATGCGGCGCACGTCTTGTGCCACCTCGCGCAGCATCTTTTTCCGGGCTGCCGGTTCCAGCTGTGCCAGCAGCGCGGCCAGCCAGGCATCCACTTCATGCAGTTCAGCCATGCTTCACCGTCCAGAATTCCTCTGGTACTTCAGGTTCCGGCACCGTCTCGATGTGTGCCTTCCCGTCCTCAACAGTCGCGATCACGCGCTCAGTCAGCTTCAGATCCATGCTGATGTCGCAGCGGTCATTAGCCAGAATATCGACCTCAAATGAAAACAACTTTTCGCGCGTGTCGCTGTTCTGCAGCGCATCAGGCTGGTTTTCCCGCAGCCACAAAAGCACCGGAGCCATCAGCAGATTCTGGTCGCCGGTGAAGTCGGTGATCACCACGTTCAGCGTGTAGCGTTATTCCCACGACAGTGACGCGGCAGACGTGGCGACCAGCTGGCCGCTGTCCACGAACAGGTGCAGGCGGTCCGGGTTTTCGGCAACGTAGGGGACCGACTTATTCAGGGCGCTGCGTAAGGACTGCGGCTTGTTCATCGTCTTTTTCCTGACAGCTGATGATGGTATCAACCTTACCGGCGCACGCCGCCCAGGCGGCCTCCGTTTCGTCCAGCAGGGCCAGAAGGCCACCGTTAGTGCGCGGCGCTGCCGGGTCCAGCTGGCAGCGGGTGATTTTCGGACAGCCACTCACGGTAAGATTCACCTCCTGCGAGGGCCGGTCGCTGGCGCAGCCGGACAACAGGATCAGGCAGGCGGGTATCAGCCCAGCGGCGAAGGTCTTCATTTTCACGTTTCAGTTCCTCAATATTTCGCTGCCGGTCGCGCAGCAGCTGGCCGTTGCGTTCGGCGGCGGCGTAAAGCTGCGTCTGTGCCTGGCTGCTGGTCTGCGTCAGGATGTTCAGGGCAATCAGCTGGCTGTTTTTCTGGCTCAGCTTTTTTCCCTGAGTTTCTATGACTGCCTCATATGCGTGAATCTTCTGATAGGCGTTGTGCAGGTTCCACGACTGCCACAACACAATCCCCAGAAAAAAAAGAACCATCACGATGATGTTCTTCATGTGCTCAGACTCCTTTAAGGCACCATGCCAGCTCACGCCCGCGCCGGTTATCCAGCCCCTGATTGAATACGCCTTTCACGTACACCCAGCGCGGCAGCTGATAACACGCCTCGCGCCATTTACCCTTTTTCAGCAGCGACACCATCGTGGAGCCGCACACGTTGCCAGTTCCCACGTTGAACGCCAGCGACACCAGCGCGTCATAAACCTGCTGCGGCATGGAAACCGCCACGCAGCGCGCCAGTGCCGCTTCAGTGCGCAACACGTTGGTGATGAAGTTACCCGCCGCCTGCCGCTCCGTGATGGATTTACCCGGCACCACGCCGGACGTGTTGCCGATCCCGTCGGTCCACTTTCCCGCGCTGCACTGGTACGGCTGCAGGCGGCAGCCCTCATAGTCGGCAATCAGCCGCAGCCCCTCCTCCGAGGTATGCAGCTGCTGAAATCCGGGCATCGTGGCGGCCAGCGCCAGCACCACGCCCACGGCGCAGCGTTTAACGGTCTGCAGATTCATATTCCCCCCGCGTAATGCGCCCGCTTGCCAGTAGCTGATAGGTTTTGTGCTTGTAGTACCAGCTGATAAGCGCCATCAGCAGGCCGATTAACACACCGGCCACGGTGGACAAGTCTTTCAGGTCCATGCCGCCCAGCCACGCCATCACTATCGCCATGCACCAGGTAATAAAGGTGCTGATTTTTTCCCACATGATTCAGTCCCAAAGCTGGACGGCCTGCACGGTGGCCGTCGCTGTAACGTCCGGC